AAACGCCAATGGAAGCATTTGCAGATGCTGTAAATGATATAATGACCTAATGGAAATAATTATACCAGAATACAAAATAGAACGACGAGTTAGAGCCATGGCTCATACATTGTCAGAAGAACATCGTAATAGTAATTCAGCATATCCACCCGTATTAATCGGTGTATTAAATGGCGCTTTCATGTTCTTTACGGACCTAGTGAAAGATATGGGTATAGATATTGAGGTTGATTTTATCCGTCCAAAATCTTATATTGGTAAAGATAATTCTGGAGGCGTTAAATTTACTAAAGATATCGAGCTATCTTTAAAAGGTAAGCGTGTTTATATTATCGAGGATATTGTTGATACAGGTCAGACAATGATGGAAGTGTTAAATAGAGTAGATTCAGAAATGCCTGCAGAGGTAAAAGTAGTTACATTGGTCAATAGAAAGGATAATGAGTTTCCTATTGATCATTTCTGTTTTGAAATCGAGGATGAATGGGTCGTAGGCTATGGGTTTGATGACAATGGCCTTAAGCGTAATTATAGAAATTTGTATAAAATTAATTAATGTATCAGAATATATACTATCAGCGTAAGACGAATACTGTTCATCTATGGGATGATATTGAAGGTCATAAGAAGATAAAATATAAGCCATATGCTTATAAAAAATCTCCATATGGTCCTTTTGTAGCATTGGATGGTAATCAGTTAGAACAAGTATTTAATCCTACTCGCGATGATCGTGGATTATATGAATCAGATGTTAGACCCGAGGTTCGTGTTCTGATTGATCGATATACTGATTCAGATGAGGCTAGTATTAATCATCGTATATTAACTTTTGATATCGAGGTTGATATTGAGGGTGGGTATCCTAATATTGAAACTGCAAATAAAGAAATTACATCTATCGCGTATTATGATCATCAAGTAGATATGCGATACGTGTTTATTTTAGATAAGCGTCGTTTGGTAGAATCTAAAGAAACAAATGACTGCGAGATCTTATCCTGTCAAACCGAGGAAGAGTTATTACAGAAATTCTTGTTTAAATATCATCAGACTAATCCTACTATCTTAACCGGTTGGAATATTGATGGGTTTGATATTCCTTATTTATATAGGCGAATGACTTCGGTATTAGGTAAATCGATGGCCAATGCATTATCACCTATCAAAGAAGTTAAATATAATGAGCGTAGCGATTCATATACTATAGCAGGTGTATCTGCATTAGACTATATGGCATTGTATAAGAACTTTACATATTCAGAAGAATCTAGTTACGCATTAGATGCAATATCCCGGAAAGAATTAGGTAAAGGTAAGATTGAATATGATGGAGATTTGAATACTCTCTTTACTACAGATATTCAGAAGTATATTGATTATAACTTGACAGATGTTGATTTGGTAGTCGAGTTAGATCGGAAGATGCAGCTTATTGAATTAGCAATGAGTATATGTCATAAAGGCCATGTACCATATGAAGATGTATTTTATTCTACTAGATATCTAGACGGAGCATCATTAACATATCTTAAGCGAAATAATATAGTCGCTCCATCCAGGAAGCGAAGAGTTAAGATACAGACGGCTGGTGATTATATAGCTCGTAGCAAAGAAATTCGTGTTAATGAGATTCCAAAGGATACGCCACCTTCCGGTCAATTGAAAATACATACATCGAAGAGTGGAAGTGAAAAAACTGAATATGTTGATATTGATTTCAAGCGCAATGTCTTTATTTTATCAAAAGGTCTTAATAAGGCATTACCTGGTGGATTGGATGTTGCTATTGATTTATTAGGTGCATATGTAAAAACTCCAGATCCAGGATTATATAAATGGGTATATGACTTAGATTTAACATCTCTATATCCATCTATTATTATGACTTGCAATATCTCACCTGAAACTAAAATAGGTAAGATTGTTGGCTTCGATGGCCATAAGTTTATCCGTGGCGAAGAAATGCATTTAACATTAATGCCAGGCAATGAAGGCTATACTACTGAATCTCTTAAGGAATGGTTAACTACTAACAAATATAGTATCGCAGCTAATGGTGTGGTATATAAAACAGATTCACCTGGCCTGATACCAGTTATCTTAGATAAGTGGTTCAATGAACGTGTAGAATATAAAAATTTAAGAAAGAAGAGTGAAAAGGAAGGTGATGATGCTAAAGCAGTATATTATGATAGGCTGCAGCTAGTTACTAAAATTATGCTTAACTCTTTTTATGGAGCATTAGGAAATGCTGGATTTAGATTTTATGATCCTGATAATACAGTTGCCGTTACGAGTACCGGCCAGCAATTGATTAAGTTTACGGCTGATATTGGTAATAAATTTTATTCGCGAGAGCTTGGTGTAGAAAAAGATTTTAATATCTACATCGATACTGATAGTGTATTCTTTTCATCGTTACCAATTATTGAAAAGCGTTATCCTAAATATGATATCAATGATGAGAAGTGGATGGCCGAAAAGACTATAGAAGTCGCATCTGAGGTCCAGCAGTTTATCAATGAAATGTACAATATCTATGCTCAGCGATTTCATAATGTAACGGATCATAGATTTGATATTAAGCAAGAGTTTGTTGCTAAGGCTGGATTGTGGATTGCCAAGAAGCGTTATGCTCAATGGTTGATTAATCAGGAAGGCCATACAATATCTAGATTAGATGTAAAAGGATTAGATGTTGTTAGATCTTCTTTTCCGCCTGCCTTTCGAAAGTTCATGGCAGAAATATTAGAAGATATACTTAAACTATCGGCTAAAGAATTAGTAGATACTAAAATTTTAGATTTCAAAGAGCATATTAAGTCTCTTCCATTATTACAAGTAATGTCACCAATTGGCGTTAAAGAACTAAAAAAGTGGAAGACCGGCCAATTGTTTGGCAAGCGCAAGTCACGTACTCCTGTACATGTAAAGGCCGCATTGAATTATAATGATTATTTGACTCATTACAGTATTACTTCGACAGCACCAATACTAGACGCGCAAAAGATTAAATGGACTTACTTAAAAAGCAATTCATTTGGTATAGACCAGCTGGCTATTAAAGGGTTTGAAGATCCACTTGAGATAGTTAAGATGGTTGAAGATTATATTGACTATGATAAAATTTTCAATAGAGCATTTGAAAACAAGTTAAATGATTTCTATGCAGCTTGCAATTGGGGTACTATTCCTAATAATGCAGCATTAAATCAATTCTTTTCTTTTGGTTAATTGAAATTAATTTCATATATTATTTACAAATCAAACAATTAAAAGATGAAAGGTAAATCTCATTGGTATGGCCGTGAATGCGAAGGCCGGTTTGCAGATATCGATACGGTATTTGTACGAAAACATATTCCAGAAAATTATAAAGAATATCCACATATTTATTTTACTATTGAATATGTGAGAAACTGTAATCAGCCCTATCTTCATCCAACGCCAAATGATGCATGGGATGATATATTAGGAATACTAGAAACTAATCAAGTAGTAACTATTGAAGCTGATATGAATAGTATTAACGATATTCCATTGGGTGTATTTAATCGAGTACATATAATCTATAGAATAGAGGATAGGTATCCAATTGATCTTCTTAAGAGTACGGATACTATTTCAATTGATACTGGTAAGTATGCTTCTATTCAATCTATGAAAGGTTGTATGCAACGCATTACACCTGATGATTACAAGTATGATAGAAACGAACAATGACCTACAGTTATAAATGTCAAGGTAAATGTGGTAAGATAAAAGACCATGTACATGGTATGAATGAAAGGCCTACGATTAAATGCTGTAATGAAGTAATGAAAAGATATTTTGGAACGCCTCCAGCTGGTATTCACGGTGCTAATAGCGGTACGCGGTCAGGAACATAAAACGAGTAATAAATGACAAAAAAGAAAAAAGTATGGTATTTAGGCCTCGAACCTCTTAAAGCAAGATACACAGGTCAATTAACAGAAGATTGGATGCCGGCAGCATTCGATCAATTCAAAGATAATGCCGATTTTATATCGGTACCAGGTGATTATGATCCTGATCAGGAAATTAAAGTTGGTGCCGTATTAGATGCAGTAGGTCGTGGAGTATTTGCAATGAGCCAAGTAACGCGATTACTTGAAGCTATCCGGTCTGATGATTTCCAAGATGGCGATGTTGTATACATTCAAGATATGTGGCATCCTGGAGTTGAAGCATTATTTTATGCTTGGGACTTGTATGGATATAAAAATGTAAAGGTTTATACAAGGTGCTGGGCTCAATCGGTTGACGAATATGATTTTACGTTTCCAATGAGAGAATGGATGCGTTATTATGAGTTAGGATTTGATAAATACCTAGCTGGTATATTTGTAGCAAGTACAATTCATAGAGACCAATTGAGAGAAGCAGGATTCGCTTCCCCTATTCATGTATTAGGATTACCCGTACATTCAGAATCGGTTCGTAAGACAGCTGGTAAAACGAACAAGGCCTTTAAGGATAATGTAGTAGTTTATACTTCGAGATTTGATAAAGAAAAGAATCCATTTTTCATGATGGAAGTTGCTAAACAATTTTTAGCGCAGAATCCTAAATGGCAATGGCATATAACTACCTCAGGCAAAGAAATTAGAAGTATGATGCCGGGTACAGTAGAAGCATTGCGAGAGTTAGCTCAAGCAGAGCCTAGATTTAAAATTTGTGAAGGACTTACTAAGCAGGAATATTATGATAAGCTCAAGACTTCAGAAGTTCAATTTAATACTGCATTACAAGATTATGTTTCATTTACATCTGTTGAAGGAGATATTTTTGGAGCTGATTTAGTATATCCTGATTTTAGATCTTTTAAAGAAACAGTTGATGCTAGTAGAAGATATACTCCATTTAAAGTTGATAGTGCTTTACAAGTATTAAATAATGCTATCAAAACAAAAAGGCCACCATGCCATGGTATTGCAGAAGCATGTGATATTGGTATATTAGCAGAGGCAATGATCGTTTCAAATGGAATTGATTATGAATTAAATGTTTGGCATGAAAAAGAATTATGCAAGCATCTACTAACAAGAAAAAGAATAAATGTATGAGTAAAGAATTAATATACTACCCCTCATTATCAGCAGGTGGTAGTGCAGATGCTCTGAAAAAGAATAAAGAGGTTAAGCCTGGCTTAACTGCTAGATTCTACGACAAGTCATTTCCAGAGCGATGGAGACATCCATACTTCCTAATTACTGCCGGTCATCATTATAAAGATATGGAAGCTAGGCAGAAGTATGGTTGTGGTGATGATGTCCAGGTTATAGGTGATTCCGGAGGATTCCAATTGGTTACAGGGGCTATTAAATGGTCGCCTGATATCAAAGAGAAGATCTTCCACTGGCTGGAGGCCAATTCGGATATTGCCGTTAACCTGGATATACCGCCACGTATTAAGTATGAAGGTAAGTTTAGAGAATGTTTAGATATCTCATATGAGAACTTTAAATATTTTGCAGAGAATCAATCAGGTAAAACTCAATTCTTAAATGTAATACAAGGTAATAGTATTGCAGAATATGAAACTTGGTATAATCGAGTTAAGGATTTTGATTTTAATGGTTGGTGTATTGGTGGTGCTCAGAAAAGAGTATCAATGTTTATGAGTGGATTAGCTCCATTACTTAAGCATAGAGAATTTGAAAAAAAGCAAAACAAGTTTGTGCACGTATTAGGAATTTCTAAAATATCTGATTTCTTCTTGTTAGCATACTTCCAAAAGATGATGAATAAGCATTATGGAGGTAGAATTCAAATATCGACGGATTCGTCATCACCAGGATTATATCCAGTATATGGAACTTCACTTCATTCAGCTCAATTGAGTAAAATGACCTTTACTGATTTATACTTTCCAAAAGGAGAAAATCTTCCATATATACCTGGTACGGCAGTGCCTAATCCATTAGGCCATCCGGTATATGAAGGATTTACTTTTGATGAAGTTGCTAAATATGATGCGAATGTATATAATAAAATGACAATGAATAATTTGTTTGTATATACTGAAACAGTTAAGCAGATTAAAGAATTGGTAAATGCGCATGACGAGTTACTAGAAAAGGTATTACCGCGTGATTTTTATCTAGTGCTAAAGAGCATGGAGGAAATGTTCGAATCAGATGATCCATATATGGTTTATGAAAAGCATGTAGGATTATATAACAAATATGGTGGCCAAACATTAACAATGGCAAATAATGAAACTTTTAGTAAGTTTTTTGATATTTAATAAAATTTTTATATATTATAGTTATGGAAAAGAAAAAGTTAATTTCGTTTATTGATAAGTATTATTTGGCTGGCAATGCTAATAGTACTAAACTAGTTGTAGAAGATAAAACAATGTCTTGCGACTTTATTACAGATGACCAGAATGTTGTAGGTACTGTGTCTGCAGAAGATTTTGATTTGCCGAATGGTGAGTTAGGAGTCTATGCAACATCTCAACTTGTAAAGATTCTATCTGCATTAGAAAATGATATCAATGTTGGCATCAAAAAAGCAGAAGAAACTGCATATAGCCTGCAGGTATCGGATAGTAATTCAGATGCTACCTTTATGCTAGCAGATTTAGCTGTTATTAGGCAAGTACCTAAAATGAAGCAGTTGCCTGATTTTACTGTTAAGATTAAACTTGATAAAGGTTTTTCTGATAGATTTATCAAATCGAAGAATGCATTACCAGAATCAACTAATTTTGCTGTTAATGCATCTAATAACGCTGCTGAGCTTATTATCAATTATTCTAGCATGAAAACAAGTAGAATTACGTTTAATGTTGATGCTACAGTTGATGCTGATGTAGCTAATGTTTGCTTCAATGCAAATCTATTCAAAGAAATCTTAACAGCTAATAAAGATGCAACTGAAGGTAGTTTAGAAGTATCATCGGCAGGATTAGCAAGAGTAACTTTTAAAGGCGATGGATTTGCAAGTACATATTATCTAGTCCAGCTACAGCCATCATGAAAGTAGCAATTAAAAAATTACATCCTAAAGCAGTTATACCTAAATATGCTAAGGATGGTGACGCTGGACTAGATTTCACTGCAGTAGCCATGGAGTTTAATACGACTCATGATTACATTGAATACTTTACTGGAATCGCAATAGAGGTGCCAGAAGGTCATGTAGGATTAATGTTTCCAAGAAGTTCTGTGAGCAAGACTGACTTGGCATTAACAAATTGTGTAGGAGTTATAGACTCCGGCTATCGCGGTGAAATTAAATTTAGATATCGATTTCCAAAAGATATGAACTATCCAATGATACGTAAATATCAGGAAGGAGAAAGAATAGGACAATTAATTATTATGCCTTATCCGCAAATTGAACTTGAAGAAGTATCAGAACTATCTGATTCAGAAAGAGGTGATGGAGGATTTGGTTCATCAGGTAACTAATAACAAATGTTTGGAAATGTAGAAAATAGCCTCTGGACGGAGGCCTATAGGCCTAGTACATTAGATGGATATGTTGGTAATGAACATATTGTAGGTAAAGTAAAGGTTTATATTGAATCTGGAGATGTGCCGCATCTATTATTATATGGTCAAGCTGGTACTGGTAAAACGACTCTTGCTAAAATTATTGCTAATAATGTTGATGCAGATGTAATGTATATCAATGCATCGGATGAGAATAATGTAGAGACGGTAAGAGAGAAGATAAAGAGTTTTGCTAGCACCATTGGATTCCGTAGATGGAAGATTTGTATACTTGACGAGGCAGATTACTTAACTGCTAATGCTCAAGCCGCTCTTCGTAACCTAATGGAGACGTTTTCAAAGACTACAAGATTTATATTAACTTGTAATTATGTTGAAAAGATTATCGACCCGATACAATCTCGCTGCCAGGTATTTGGAATAGAGCCACCATCCAAAGCAGATGTAGCCAAGCGAATGGTATCTATCTTGCAAGAGAGAGAAGTTACATTTAATAACAAAGATATTGTTACTGTTGTTAACAATGGTTATCCAGATATCCGTAGAATACTTAATACGTGTCAGAGTCATACAGTTGATAGCATATTGAAGTTAGATGAGCATAGTATTGTTCAAGCAAATTATATGACGAAACTGCTTGATATAATTAATAATGAATCTGATAAGAAAGAATGCTTTAAGCAGATACGTCAATTAATTAATGATAGTAAAGTAAGAGACTTTACAGCATTATATCGCTTTCTTTTCGATGAGATAGATAATTATGCTAAAGGCCATGTAGCAAGTTGTATATTGATACTTGCAGAAGCTCAATATCAGGATTCGTTTGCAGTTGATAAAGAATTGCATGTTATGGCGATGATGGTAAAACTATTAGCGGAAATAAAATAAGTTATGGGAAAAGAAATCGATTTAAATTTAGGAAGGCAGGAGCCTGGACTAAAGATCAATGCAAATGATCTTAAAGATATCTGTTGCGAAGAATGCGGTGGTAAGATCTTTCGATCAGTGCAAATGTTTAAAAGGCTGTCAGCAATAATGTCACCTACTGGTAAAGAACAGATAGTTCCGATTCCAATATTTAGATGTGATGATTGTGGCCATATTAATGCGGAGTTCTTGCCTAAATCAGATCTGAATGGCTAAGAAAGCATTAACTATCTTTGATCATCTTGCTAATTTAACTCATAAGAAAGTCTCTTGGGATTCATTATCCGAAGTAGACCAGAAATCATTTAGTCCATATATTATTAACAGATGGCTATCAATGAATCCTGATTATATTGAGTTAGTTGATATGCTGCAGCAATATACTATTGGCTTACTAGATAAGAAGCAGGTATATCAATTATATTATGAACTGCTACCTAAGGCAAAGACTTTTTCTAAGTATATTAAAGGTAAGAAAGGTAATAAGTATCAGCCAGAGCTGGTGAAGTTCATATGCGACCGCTTTTGGGTGAATAAACAAGAAGCATCTGATTATTTAGAATTACTCCCAAAAGAAGAATTGGTATCTGAATTAAAACGGTATGGCAACGACGATGCTAATATTAAGAGATTATTGAAAAAACCAAAATGACAAAGAATAGAGATGTAAAACCTCAATCCATAGAAACTTTATCACGGGAAATCATGATGAAAGAATATCCAACCATATATAATGGTTATATACAAGTTATGGATGAGCAATTCGAGTTATTTTGCAAAAAACATCTCGACTATGGTATGGGGAATATTTCTCAAGGTACTAATCTCGAGACAGAAGATGAAAAGAAATTTGCATTATCTGGGTTGTTCTTTAGATTAAATGATAAAGTTAACCGATGGAAGAATCTATTAGTAAATAAGCGTGAGGCAAATAATGAAGCTTTAACTGATACCTATCAAGATATTACAAATTACGGTATCATAGCTCAATTGGTAGAGCGTGGATTATGGAAAAAATAATTTGTAGCTTACAATAATTTTTCTTATATTAAAGTATGAAAGAATCTAATTATATTAGTCCTCTTATTAAATTCTCTCTGAGAGAACCAAAGAAAGAGGATCGGAAGATATCTTATTCTCAATATGCAATGTATGCTAAATGTCCCAAGCAATGGGAATTGGGATATGCAAAAGGATTAAGAACATTCCAGCAGAGCATTCATACATTGTTTGGAACAGCCTTCCATGAAACATTCCAGACATATCTTACAGTTATGTATACGGAATCTATTAAGGCTGCTGATGCATTACCAATGCATACTATGTTATCTGATAACATGAAAGCTGAATATAAGAAGTCATTGGATAATGGTGTAGAACATTTTACAACTAAAGGCCAGATGGGTGAATTTTATACCCATGGTGTTGAAATATTAGATTGGGTAAAGCGTAAGCGGTCTGCATACTTCACTAATAAAAATTGGGAGTTGGTAGGAATTGAAGTTCCAATATGCCATCCTGTATCAGAAGAGCATTCTCATATTATGATGATTGGCTTTCTAGATATAGTATTACGCAATACTGTTACGGATGAAATTGTTATAATAGATATCAAGACTAGTACAATGGGATGGAATAAATATCAAAAGGCTGATAAGCTTAAAGCTCAGCAATTGGTATTATATAAAGAGTTCTATGCTAAGCAATTCGATGTCAATGCAGAAAAGATTCATATTGAATACTTTATAGTGAAGCGTCAATTGATCGAAGGAGCTATGTTTCCGCAGAAGAGAGTGCAGCAATTCCGTCCTGCTAGTGGCAAGCCGACTCGTAATAAATTGAATAGAGATTTGTTTCAATTCATTGAATCCTCTTTCAATAAGGATGGTTCATATAAATTAGATAAGGAATATCCAGCGGTTGGAGGTAAAGGCTTAAAGAATTGCAAGTATTGTGAATTTGCAGGCAATGAAGATTTATGTTCAAAGGCTAAAAGAATTCGAGAATGAAAGTAGCAATAATCGGTGCGAGAGAATATAATAATACTCGTAAGATAAAAGATATACTAACATCTCTTAAGCGTAAAGTAGGCGATGAATTAATAATCATTAGTGGTGGAGCTAAGGATGGCGCTGATCATCATGTAAAAAAATATGCAATTGAATTTGGATTAAAGTATCAAGAATACAATCCAGCACATACACCACGCAATCTATATTCAGTAATGCCAGATTCTTATTATGGAAAGCCATATCACGTATCACAGTTTCATCATAGGAACATGCTAATTGCAAAGGCATGTGATAAAATGATAGCATTGGTACCAGCAACTGCAGTTGCTAATGGAACAGAGAGCGCAATAAAAAGTGTAAAAAAATTAGATAAACCAGTAGTAATTATATCATGAATACAATAAAAAGTTATTTCACAAAAACATTTGGTAAATATATGGCTAAATGGCAAGCAGGGTTCTTTATTACAACTCCTTGCCTTTATTTATTTACAGATGTTTTGCAATGGCCACATTGGGCAACAGTTATCGGATTTCAATTTATAGGAGCATTAGTATTTTGGCCAATTGATACCTATATTTTCTCCAAGAAAAAAGATGATTAACTGTCTCTAATGTATATTTATATTAAATAGTTTAAGGAGTTATATGAGTTCAATTAAGTTACCTCGGCTGAGGAAGATAGATCCTAACAAGCCAAAGAAAAAGAAAATACTTTTACTAGCTGATGATTTGCGTATGCATTCCGGCATTGCAACTATGTCACGTGAATTTGTGCTAGGTACATGCCAAGAATATGATTGGGTACAATTAGGAGCGGCAATCAAGCATCCAGATGCTGGTAAAGTATTTGATATATCAGAAGATGCCCGAAAAGAAACAGGTGTCGATGATGCAAGTGTTAAAATATATCCCGTAGATGGATATGGGGATGCTAACATATTAAAGCAGATCATTAACACAGAAAAACCAGATGCGATATTACATTTTACAGATCCTAGATTCTGGCAATGGTTATATCAGATAGAGCATGAAATTCGCCAGACCATGCCGTTAATGTATTACAACATATGGGATGATTTACCTTATCCAACTTGGAATGAGCCATTCTATGAGTCATGTGATTTGCTAATGAATATATCACGGCAAACACAGAATATCGTAAAAAATGTATTACAGAAATTTCCAAAGCCTGATTGGGCAGTACAATGGGTACCGCATGGAGTTAATGAAAAGAAATTCTTTCCTATTACACCATTAACGGATGGCCATGATGAATATATTAAATTCAAGGAAGAATTTCAAAAGACTAATGATGTTGATTTTGTAGTATTCTGGAATAACCGTAATATACATAGAAAGCATCCAGGCGATGTAGTATTAGCGTTTAATAATTTCTGTGAAATGCTTCCTAAGGATAAGGCCGATCGATGTGTATTACTTATGCATACTCAGCCTATTGATCAGAATGGTACCGATTTATATTCAGTTAAAACAGCTGTTTGTCCTAAATATAAAGTTATCTTTAGTGATAAGCCTGTAGATACTAAAATGATGAACTTCATGTATAATATCGCAGATGTAACTATCAATATGGCATCCAATGAAGGATTTGGTATTTCCTGGTGCGAATCATTACATGCAGGTACCCCTATCATTAATAATGTAACAGGTGGATTGCAAGATGGATGTAGATTTACGGATGATGATGGTAAATGGATTGAATTCTCAACTGATTTTCCAACTAACCATGCCGGGACATATACATTCCATGGAAGATGGTCAAAGCCAGTATTTCCTAGCAACCGATCTTTAGCAGGTTCACCTGTAACACCTTTTATATTTGATGACCGAGCTGATTTCAATGATGCTGCAAAGGCTATTAAGTATTGGTATAATATCGCACCAGAGGATAGAGAACAAATGGGAGCAGATGGGAGAGAATGGGTACTAGGAGATGAATCTAATATGTCAGCGAGAAGAATGTCATTTAGATTTATTGAATGTATTAATGAATGTTTAGAAAAATGGACGCCTAGAAAAAAGATTTCAATGTATCAGGTGAAGCCACAAAAGATTAATGAAAAAATGGGAGTACTATGAAAAAGTTTGTTGTAGTAATGGGACCGGTAGCTACCAGGTCCGGGTATGGTAACCATACAAGAGATATTGTGAGATCATTAATTGATTCTAATAAATATGAAATTCAAATAGTATCAATGCCATGGGGGTCATGTCCAATGACAGCACTAGACTCAGAAGCAGACCACGATATTATTAGTAGAATTGCAACTAGCAATATCGATCGTCAGCCTGATATACATATTCAAGTATCAGTGCCAAACGAGTTTCAGCCGCATGGAAAATATAATATTGGTATTACAGCTGGAATTGAAACTACGGTTTGTGCGCCACAATGGATTGAAGGATGTAATCGAATGGATAAGATTATTACAGTATCAGAACATTCTAAAAAAGTATTTGAAGATTGTGTGTTTGATAAATATGATGATAACACAAAGCAAAAGATAGGTGAATTACGATTAGAAAAACCAGTTGAAGTGTTATTCGAAGGTGTAGATCTTGATATCTTTCATAGGACAAATGATATTGAAAAATCTATCATCACTGAAATGAAAGATGTTAAAGAAAAGTTTTGTTTTTTGTTTCTTGGTCATTGGCTCAGAGGAGATATTGGGCAGGATCGGAAAGATATTGGAATGCTTATAAAGACATTTGCAGAAGCATTTAAACATACCTCAGGAACAAAGAAGCCTGCCTTAATACTTAAAACTAGTGGTGCTACTTTTAGTATAATGGACAGAGATGATATTATGAATAAAATATCTAGTATACTTGCTCCATATGGTAACAAAGCTCCAAATGTTTATTTACTGCATGGTGATATGACTGAAGATGAAATTAATTCATTATATAATCATCCTAAAGTAAAATCAATGGTATCGCTTACCAAAGGTGAAGGGTATGGAAGGCCATTAGCAGAATTTGGTACTTGCGAAAAGCCTATCATCACTACCAGCTGGTCAGGGCATATAGATTTCCTTAAGCCGGATTGTACATTGCTATTACCAGGTAAATTAACAGATGTACATGCATCAGCCGTAGATAATCATATCCTTAAGGAAGGCAAATGGTTTACAGTAGATTATTCGCAAGCTGCAAAAGCAATGCATGATGTATTTAGTAATTATGACCGATACAAGCCAGGAGCTAAAAAGCAAGGTAAACATATCAATGAAAATTTCAATATGGATGCCATGGCAGATAAATTAGTTGAAATGATTGAAGCTAGTGCAGCTACCATAGCGGAGCCGGTAGCACTTAAATTACCAAAGCTTAAAAAGGTAGGTGCTAGTGAAGCTCCTAAACTTAAATTACCAAAACTTAAAAAAGTTGAAGCATGAAAATAGATTATGATGCTACATCACCAATAACAGGCAATAAATGTGTGATAATCGAGTCTGATGAAAAGACCAATGAAGAATCTCGATTATGCATGGAATCAGGATATACTACTAAAGATAGTTGGAAGACTGGTTCTGATATAATTAAGCATTACGAAGAGCATGTAACGGAATTAATGCGGGAGCTTAAATTTGAAGATGATAAATCAGGACTTACTTGGTATCCATCTACAATGGTAACTCCTACGGTAATGCTATATCCTAAAGGCCAAGATATTGCTGAATGGTGCTGGGAAGTTGCAGAAGTAATTGCAATCGAAGGTGATGAAAGACTAAATTATCCAGTTCCAGGAGTTGAAAATCAATATTATACTAATCGAGTTGATATTGAAAATGCTAAACAATTCAAGCAACCTGAGTTTGAATTGGCATTAGATGCTTTCTATGGAGTAATTACAAAGACATATCAGGAAGAAGAGGTTGTCAATGAATGATGAGATCCGGCAATTGATAGAAACGGTTGCCGATGATAAAGAATTAGGAAATTTGATAAGAATTTATTATAATAAGCTTATTGAAGAAGAAAAAGAATATGTATCAACAAGTACATATAAACAATTAGAATTTAAATTTAAATACAAGGAGAAAAAATGATTATAGCAAACATAATGGCATTAACAGCACTAGTATTAGCTGTACATGGAAGCATTAAATTAGCTCGAGATATGCGAAGCCGTAACTCGGAATGCAATGTAGATTATCAACGCATACATGATAGGATAAGTCGAAATTATATTGAACATGAAGAAAAGATTGGTAAACTTGCATCTGGGTTAGCAAAATGCGAAGCTGGCAAAAATAGAGTTTCAGAACCATATGATCCAACTACTAAACCAAAGCGACGTCCTCGAGGTCCAAGAAAAAAGCCACAAGCTAAAAAATGAAATATCTGATAATAGTAATACTAAGTTTAACCTTTATCGGATGTGAAAAGGAAACGGAATGTTGTTCATATACTTATTGGACAACATTTGACAATCCTAGCCTATCAGTTAATGAAGAATGTGCATGCTGCTATGATTTAGCAGGACGAAAAATAAATTGTCCATGATGAAGAACACTGTAGAATTATTAGGATATTATGGATCAGATATAGCACATGCTCAGTCTGCCTGGACTTCTACATCACGTGACTTAACAAATGACAAGCTAGCAAGAGTTGATAAATTACTTGCAATGCTCGCCACGGAAGGCCATCATACGCCATTCGAAAAGTCTTCCTTGCATTTCTTGGTGACGGTAGATCAAGCAACTCATATACATCTCTTAAAACACCGTATAGGGGTATCTATCAATGGAGAGTCGGCTCGATATAAAGAATTAAAAGAAGATAAGACATATGTGCCGGAAGATTGGTCTGATAGATGGTCCGGCTTGCTGGAAGAATATACTATAAGAACCAATGAAGCATATCATGAATGCCTGGAAGAGCTTACTCCGGTATTAGGTAGAAAGAGAGCTAAGGAGTCTGCTAGATTCTTTAAAATGATGAA